TTATTGTCCTCTACGAAATCTACTGTCTGCACGCCCTTTACTATATCGGCAAACGAATTTGCATTTACGGGCGTCATTGTCATTGCTACGTTTGTTATGAGCGCTTTTGTCACCTTTTTAGGATTGTTCTTGTCTCTTTCAAGTGCTCTTCCTTCAACGGAGAAACCCGGCTTCCGGTCTGTACCGCTTGCAAGCATTTCCAGTGCCTTGTCATAAAACGCTCTTGCTTCCGGTGATTTCTTCCATAACTGGCAACGCACGTAGAACTTGTTATTCTTTACATATGCGTCTAATGGATGTCCTATCCAGAACCTTGATTTATTGATAGGACTTCTTGACGGCAAATGGTCCAAATTAATAAGACCGTGTTTTAAAAAGCGGTCTATTACAAATCCGTTGGGATTCATAGATTCATCCTCCGAATCTATGGAAGAATCGGATGCCAAACCTTCAAAAATCATTTTTTCGTATCTTCTATCATCCCCTACCGGGTAATCCATAGGATTGAAATCTGATTTTTCAAAGTTTGCTTCTGTGAAAAAATTAAATTTTGAATCTACTTCAAACATCTTTTAATAATCTGTGACACAACGAATTAAAATAAACGCTTTTATGTAAATATCTTATAATCAGCATTTTATGCCGAATAAAATTTATTTACGTATTTACCGATTCAAAAATATGAATTATTATGCAAATAACCAAACTTTATGCAAAAATTATTCATCCTTACTTTTTAGGTAGTTATCTACGAACTTATCAGAAGGCTTAGTGTAATTCTTTTTACCTTCCGGTACCGGGTACGCCCATTCATAGAAATACTTCTTTCTGTCTCCTTCTCCCAGTTCTCCAATTACCGTAAAGCCCTTTGCCCTTCCGTTACTTCTTTCTTGTACAATCTTCTCGAACTCTTCTGGTGGTGTGGTTGAATTTTCCTGCTTGAATATATGGTTGTTCAATTCTTCCATCACCCTGTCCCTTCTCTCCTTCTTGCTTTCTTTTTCTTTCGCCTCTTTCTCCTTTTGTTCTTGTATCTTCTTCTCTCTTTCCTCAACCATCTTTTTATATACACCGCTTTTGTGTAAACTTTGGTCGAACATATTATTTACAATATCTCCCAATATCCCAAACTCCGATTCTTCTATTCCAATACTGTTAACAACATCTTCAATAAACTTTGTATGCTTGGAAGGTATATACCTTTCATTATAATATCTCTCCAATAGGGTTTCATCCTCCAGCATCTTCTTTAACTTCTCATTCTTGTGGACTTCCCCATTTATCCTTTCAGCGTCTTTAATGATATTCTGAATATCCTTGGAAGTGAACCCGTATGCCGTATCTATATCAACACTAAACCCGTCGTTTAAATCGTAGAGCTGGATATCTATACCTCCCTTATCGTTTGCATTCGCTTTGGTATGATTGGAAACACGTATCTCATAGCTTCCTTTCCCTGTCTCAAATTTAAAATAGCTGCTCGCAGTTGTTTTCGCCTTATTGTAATCGTAGTCTATATTATTCTTGTTCAGCCATGCTTTTAACCCCTTGGTAACTGCTGCCGGGTTCGTTCCGGTCTTCTCTATGGACTTGTCACCGCTTCTGTTAATGACCTGGTTTGTCGATTCTCTTTCCTTCTCGGTGTATATGTATCGAAAACCGCCTTTTCCGTCCGGCTCCTTCCGTACATACTTGTGCGGCACTGCCTTTTCCAGCTTATCACACAACATGCTTTTCAATATATCTCTTTTCATACTCTTTCCTTAATAAAAAAGAAGGGGTGATTACACCCCTCCCCAACAATTAATGTAATTGTAAACGATACTTCGTCTGTTTGAGTGTTGCCATAAAATCTTCCACCCACGACTTTTCCCCGGCATATTCGGGGTTATTGTCAAGCTTGGAATAGAATTCCCTTGTGCGGTCTATAATAAGGCCAACCAATTCTATAGGGTCATTGACCTCTATTTCTTCACCGTTTATCTCCCCGTCCTTGAAACGGCCGAAACCGCTTTGTCCGGCTTCCATTATCTTATCTTCATAGCCGGAAAGCTCCTCTAACAAATCGTCCAGATACTTGTGCTTGGCATTGTCTTCCTCTTTCCAATGCACATTTTTTGAACGCGTCTTAACGCCTTCCAGGAAATTAGCGAAATCGGCAAATACGGCATACATACCGTCCTCCTTCTTTGCCTTTTCCAGTACATCGGCTTTCACTTTCCCCTCTTGAATCATTTCGGAAATAACACTTTTGAATATCATCGCGTCTTCCACAGAAGAAAACTTCATAGAAACCGTCAGTCCATCTTCCGACTTCTCTATTTCCTCGCTGTTCGCTTCTTCGTTCGTAGTTTCCGTTTCCTCGTTCTTTGCTATTCCGTCACCTTCCGGGCCTTTTGGCTTGTCGTCCAAATCTTCCTTGCAAATAGCATTCGCATCGTTACAGTCCATCGTCTTTTCAACTTCCTTACTTTTCCATTCTTCCGGCAATTCGCTTTCAAGACCCAGCTCTTTAGCGCGTTTCTTAATCCA